AGCAAAGTAATTTTTTTGCGCTTGCCTTAGTACTTTTGAACAGAGGATCAGATCTCTGAGATCCTGCTGCATTTCGGAATTTGTTTTCATTACAGGGGTTTAGTTTAATAAATTAATGAAGCAGAGGCCCGGCCTGATGGGATACTCCGCAGGCCATCTGGCCAGGTTGCTCATGCTTCTGCTTTTGCTTTTGTAAATGTAGGTTTATTTCTGAATTGTAAACGTATATTTACTATTATTTTTTAACTGCTGCAGGAACCGGATCCCGGAATGAATAACTCCGCTCAGTTTGCGCTGTAGTTAATAACCAATCAGCATGCCTCTGATCATCAATTTTCATCAATCCATTGAATTCCTTTGGAGATTTTGCCTCGATCTCCTTTTCAATCCTGGAGGAGAACCATTCAGCATCCCTGGTTGCAAAAACATTATCAGCCTTTGGCTTTGCTGCTTTCTTTGCTTTGGCTTTGGATCCTGCTTTGGGCTTTTCAATTACTGAAACCTTTACATCCTGGAGCGGTTTATCCGGCCCGGTTATTTCTGTAGCTGCAGAATCTCTCTCCTCGAATTCCTTTACATCCAGATCTGCATCCTCAGAGCTGACCTGGAGAATATCCTCCTCCTTTTGAGCTGGGAATGGAGCCTCCGCTGCTGCAGCTCTCAGATCTTCATACTCCTGCTCCTGCCTGTTCCTTTCTACATCCTCAATACTGAGCTGGATATGCCTGGAGATGTGAGCTGGAGCATCTGCCTGCTGGATATCAGATAGGCCATCAATGAGCAGCTGGCGCTCCTCTGCATTCATTTTAAGGGTTTCAACATGCTCTCCGGAGTCCAGGCGATAAACAGATTTCATTCCAGGCCGGGGATCGTTCATTCTAACTTCACATTGTACCGGAAAATAATCATATCCATTATTCACATGATTGGCCAGCTCCTTTGAATCTTTGGATTTGGCATCAATCTGAGATTTGAAAGCAGATGCTGCTGCCTTTGCCTCAGATTTCAATCGATCAAGATCTGCCAGGGTTTTTGCCAGAGCAATTCCTTTATCCTTTAATTCCTCAGGAGTGAAATCAACTCTGAGATGTTCTGTGATGATTTTGTTTTGGTTCATTTTTAGGGGGTTTTTTGGGGTTTATATTCAATTATGACTATTCAGAGCAAGAAAATACTGGCTGGAGGGATTGCCTCACATTTACCGAATATCGGGGATTCATCTGTGAGTTTTTGATTGTTTACCATCTGGGAGGATTATCAGCGCATCTGGTAAATGAGAGAGGCCTTTTGAATGGCAGCCAGCATTTACAGATCCAGCATAAACGGTTGTTTAGTCTTTGATGAGGGCATTCCCTGCAGATCTTTTTTCTCTCCTGCTCATCTTTCTCAAGGTTGCCAATGATTGGCTTTGGATTTGGTTCCTGGCTCATGATTCGAATTGGTTTAATTGGGTTCTGATCAATGGCTCCAGCAGATCTGCCAATATCTCAATCAGTTTATCATAGGAGTTTTCCTTTTGGATGATACTAACAAGATCAACATTGTTATAAAGGCAGTACTGCTGAGGGAGCTGTGATCAGGAAATTGATCTTGTTTGAAACGATCTCAGAAACTACATCCTCCAATTCTCCAACTGTAATAATTGATCTGGGAATTGAGTTTTTTACCAGAGTTTTTAAAATCTCATCCTCTGATATCTCGATCCATTCATTTCCTCTGCTGGAGCTTTCCCATGATACCAGGATGGATTCAGTATCCGATCTATAGAGGAATTGATACAAAACCAGGATTTCCTCCTTTGCCCTGAGGTTAATTTTATCCAGGAGGAATTCGAGCCTCATGGCCTCGAGCTGCTTTTTTTCTTTGTAGTTTAAAAATGCCATTGATCTGATTTTATATTTGGGGCTTTCTGAATGGATTCCTCCCTCGTTTATCTAATCTCCGATTGAATGCAGGGCCTGAGGTTTTTGCCTTGATCGGTTTTACTTTGCTCCGGATTACCGGAGCCCGGATCTGATCCCTGGGATCCTGGAGATATTCACAAAGCTCCTCCATTTTTTTGGGACAGAGATTCAATTCGTTCTCCTCATCCTGCAGATCTTTCAGGAGATATACTTTATTTCTGATCAGTTCCATCCAGCGGAGGTTTTATGGCCAGGAGCTTTGTATTGATTTCTACTGCCAAATTTTGATTTGTGGATATCCTATTAAACATCTCAATAGTAAAGGAATGAACTATGAAATTTGCCTCTGCCAAAGTTTGAACCTCCAGCTCTGCCATGATCTCCAGGTATTTCCTGGGAGCTGTGAATTTGATCACCATATCCAGAACCTCCTGAAATTGTGGTTTATGCCTTTCAACTGGATTTTTTGGCAGGGCCTTGAGTTTTTTCCGGATCGGAGCCTGCTCTGATAAGTAAATTGCATCCAGGGCCTTTTTCAGATCCAGGGCTCTCCGCTTATCAATTCCAAATATTTGAGCAGAGGTTAATCCTTTCCCTGGCTCCGGGATTGTCATTTTCAAAAGTTCTTTGATTTTCATTCTGGTTTGTTTTTAGTGGGATAATATTTTTCTATTGCTTCATGAGGATATACATTGGAGGGATAAAAAATTTGAGATCTCTGCTCTGTGATTACTCTGGGCCTGGGAGGAGTTGATAATCGTTTATACAGAGCTGCAGTACTTTGATCCAGATTTTTGTAAACATCAGGAGCCTGCCTGATCAATTCCAGGATAAACATCTCATAAGATTCTGCAATGATTGAGATCCCTCCTCCCAATTTGATCTCCATTAAAAAATCAGATTGAGCTGGAGAGAGCTTATCTCCTTTGCTGGCTTTGATTTCAACTGCAATGAATCTGCCAGATCCAAACTGCATTCCCAGAACATCAGAGATCCCTGGGAGGAGAGTTTTGTTTGGAGTAAACTTTCCAATCTCTTTGCGATATACAACATTGGGATTATTCCTCCAGGCCTTGAATCCTGAGAGGTTGAGAAAGGAAATGATCGTTCTCTGGAGAATGGTTGCTGGAGTTGCTGCTTTCTTTGCGCTCATGTTATTATCATAATTATGGTTGATATAATGGTTGCAATGATCCCGGATATCAGGAGGGCATCTGTGATAAAATGAGGATTGAAATTATTTTTTTTTCTCATCTTTCTCAGGCTTTGGAATTGGAATCAATACAGTCATTTGATTATCATTCTCGAGTTTATAACATTTGGCTCCAATGCCAATGCTCCTCCGGGGCTCCCTTTTTAATTCCCGGTGGCATCTCCTGCATTTCATGAGTTGGAATCAATTATGAATTTGAGATCTGCCATGGCCCGGATATCTGAGGATCCTGCAATTTGTTTCAGCTCTCGGAAATTGTTTACAATATATTTCTGCATCCTTTGCCTCCGGCCTGGCTTTGAGTAGTATTTTTTTACGATTACCGGGCATGATTCATCCCGGAGGATGGCCAGCGCTCTGGGAGTTGATATTGTTTCCATTTTGATTGCATTCATTTTTCAGAGGGTTTTTCAATTTGTTGATGTTGATGTTGTTTTTCCTTTCGATCCTGCAGCGCAATTGCCAGTACTGCAATCATGATGATAAACATCCAGATAAATACATCAAAGGATCTGAGCTGCTTTGGGTTGATTTGATTGTTTGTTTTCATGATGAAATCAATTTAATCCTGGAGTGAGTATTTTGGCCAGATCCTCATTTACGGTTCTGCGGATTGTTGCAATTGTACTCTCATTTTTTATCCGCTCTGCCAGGGTTCCCAGGAAAAACAGATCAGCCATATCAATGAATGATACACAATACCAAACCAGGCCTCCATCAACTCTGAATCCAACCAGATCGAGCCTGCCATGAGCGATCTTTTTTGATCTGGCAATGGCTGCCTCAAAAATTTCTCTATCTACGTTTTGAATAGGGATTTCAGTTGTGTTTCTCATTCCGGGATTTCCTTCCATTGGTTAAATCTGGAGAGGGCAAATTCTGCCAGATCTTGATTGGTTAAATTCCATGGATCAAAGAATGGCTTAACTGCCATCTGAAAAACATGATCAGGCTTTCCACAATCAATAATGCTCTCCGGGGTTGTTTTATACAAATATTCTGCTGCAATGTATCGAATATTTTCCTCCTCAATTTGATACAGCTTTTGCTCTGGGAGCAACTCAAAGGAGAGGGAATGGTTTTCCAAATTGATTATCTCAACATCATCAGGAAAATAGTGTTTAATTACTGTCAGCATGTTCTCAGGGGGGTTAAATCTGGAGCAAACATAATCAGCCTGCTCCAGATTGTAAATATACAATTACAATATTTATCAACAAATTAAATTTTATCTGAATAAAACTCCAGGGCTCCAACTATCTTTTTAAGCTCCTCAATTGTTAAATGCTGATCAGATGTAGGGATAAAGTAAATCACTCCATCAGCCTCAGATTTAACTGCAGATCCCAGCTGGATGAGATCTGATTGATCTGCTTTGATCCTGCTGCAGATGATCCATTTTTGTGGCTCTGTGATCTCCTGGGCTCTCCGGAGAAAATACTCTCTGGATGCAGCTGCAACCGGAGGAATATTTATTGGAGGCTTTGGTTGAGCAGATCCTGCTGGCTCCGGAGATTTTACGGTTGTACTATAAAAATCATTTCCGGATGGAGCTGGAGTTGTTTTGATTGTGATGTTTCCAACTTTCTGCTCAGAGGGCTGCTCCGGTTCTGGATCCGGTTTGGGAGGAGTATTTTTTAATTTCTGCTCCTCCAGCTGCTTTCTCAGCTCCTCCAGCTCTGCAGCCTGCTTTTCATTTGCGATCCTGAGCTGCTCCAACCTCTCCTCCTCTGCTTTCTTTGCCAGTTGAGCCTGCTCATATTTCTCAGATACTGCCTGATGGAATTCCTCGAATGCTGCATCCTCGATCAACTTGAGATCCTCAAATGTGATTTTGTAGGTTTCGAAAAACCAGCAACTGGAATCCTGCATCATTCCAACCTGGATCAATCGCTTTACCCTGCCATCATATTTCTCTCTCTCCAATCGATCCCTCTCATCCTGCCAGTATGTTTCTGTTTTTTTCAAATCAGCCTCTGCAGGAGTCATGATATCCTCAATGTTTTTCCAATATGCATTTACTCCTCTTTGATATGCCAGAGCTGATGATACAAGGCCTTTCCGGATCTTATCTCCATTGTTTCGAATTCCAACCAGGTTGAGCCTGGCAGCCTTAACTGCAGCCATGCCATCCTTATCAAATGCATGGAGTACCTGGAGCTGCTTATACTCCTGAACCAGGGCTCTCACATTTGCCTCAATAGGATCGAAAATTACCAGATCGCTTTTGAGTTTTTCATCGAGCTGGTTTTCATTTGCTGGAGCATCCTGCTCCTGTTCTGGAGCTTTCTGCTCCGCTTTTTTTCTTGTTGCCATTTTTATCAGGGGTTTTGTGGCCCGGATCTCTCCGGGCCTGGTTTAATTAATTTTCTAAAACGAATAAAATAAATTGGCTGAAATCTGGAGCCTTTGTTGTTTTCTCATCAATAACAACTCCTCTCCTGGTTACTTTCAGATTTAGGGTTTGATCCTGCTGATTGATCGTTCTGAGATAAACCTCATTGGATCTGCTCCTTTTAATTTCATGCTTTCCATGATTGATTAAACTCAGCCAGAGATTTGAATCTCCTTTGCCAATTAACTCCGGCCTGCCAAACATGCAGAGCCTGGTTGATCCATTGTAAAGAGCTGCAACATAGGTGCGATCTGTTTTGATCGTATCAACCTCTGCATCTCCATAAATCATTTTGTATCCGGTTGCTGTTTTTACCAGGGATCCGGTTTTGGTTCCGTTAAATGGATTGAAACATTGAATTTTGCTCATTTTTTCAGGGGTTTTTGATTGTTTATCAGATTGTAAATATACAAACGGAATTGAGATTGTAAACATTCATTTACACTTTCTTTGAACACTCCATGAGATTGCATGATTTTCTGAGAATAATACAAAATCATTTCTGAGCAGCCTCTGCTTTGAGATTCTCCTGGAGGAGATACAGTTCTCCAAAGGATGTTTCTGGCCGGATGTTTCCGGTAATGATATCATCCAGGAGCCTGGTTGTAATGTTGAGGGCATCAGATAATAAATCCCGATCATAACCATTTGCAACCTTTGGATCTGATAATATTTTCATGATGTAGGGCCTGGATAATCCGCAATTTTTTGCCAGAGTCATTATTGGTAATCGCTTAAATTTAAGCAATGCAAATAATACTGGATGATACTCTCTAAATTTGTAATTACTTGCCATTTTTTTTTTGTTTTATGTACTGTTTAAAATGCTGAATCAAAAATTCCTTTTTACATCTGTAATCCAACCAGATCATCTCCTCTTTTAAAATTGATTCCTTTAGCAGAGGATCTGAGTTTTTGGATCTCAGATCAGCCTCAGCCTGGATCTGAGTTAAAACTTTTTTCCTGATCTGTTCCTTTTTTTCCTGAGGGATCCGCTTTCCTGCATTCCGTTTATTGAAATGCATCCAAACCTCATCCCATGGATACAGCTCCGGAAATGAATTGTTTTTCCTGATATCCATGATCAGCTCCAGGTATGTTTGCCGATTTCGCTCCTCTTTGCTCAGAGGTTGCTTTGGCGCTGGAGGCTTTGGCGCTGCCATTGCAGGAGCTGGAGCTGCAGGAGGATTATCCCTCAGAAACTTGAGCCGGGCCTGCTCATCAAGCTCAAACAAGCCATCATATCCCTTATTCTCACTTTGATCCAGGATGGCCCTGGCCAGCTTCATGGATCCTCTGGATAATTTCTCCAGCTCGATGATATTGGTTTCAATGGCCCGGAGGCTCATTTCCGATTTTTTTCCTTTGCTCCTCCGCTTTTCTCTCCAGTATGAAAAGGCAGCATAAACCTCCGGATCTGATAAATATTTTTTTATCAGGCCCTCAGTTTTTAAAGTACAATCCTGATTTATTTCAAAATCAAAAGGGCCTCCAGGCCCAGAGAGCTTTATTACTTTAGTAAGTTTATTATTCTTACTTGGTTTAGTAGGTTTAGGAATAGGTGCTTTATCAGTACCATTGGAAACCTCAATGATGGCTTTATCAGTACTCCTGGGATCTTCATTGGGTGCTTTATGAGTACCCTCTGAAACCGATAAATACAGCTTTGGGATCGAGAATGTTGAGGCCTGCCATTTGGAATGGCTCGGATGATAATGGATCATTTTTTCCTTTATCAGAAACTGGATTCCTTTATAATAAGTCCTTTTGGAGATTCCTCCTGCCAATTTATTAATCTCAGCAAAGGTTCCTGTAAATTGTTTTTTCCAACCGGAATCATTATTGAGCTTTAAAAATGCCAGGTACATCAAACGAAACTGAGGAGAGAATGCTTTGTGAGATTCCTCATCCAGCTCCTCGAGCATTCTCCAAAAGGCATTCAACTGTAGGATGTAATTCATATCAGGGGGATAATTACTGCAAACGTAAACAACCGTTTACACTTTACAAAGTGCTTTTCTCTTTTATGAATTCGAATTCAGGAACCTCATGAGCGGTTTCCACAATTACCGGAGCCTTTGATTCAATCCGATGCTCATGGATATGAACCTCCAAAATGGATCCTCCTGATGGCAGCTGGATGGATGTTAAATATTTCAGATGAGAGAAATTGTAATCCAGTCATTTTATCAGGGGTTTTATGGCCCGGATCTCTCCGGGCCTGGTTAGTTGATTAATTAATTATCTGGATACCCATCTGGGAGCATTTAGAGCATGATATCCAAACGGAGTTCTCCATTCATAACAAACATCAGGCGCTCCCATTTCCTGCCAGTAAAGGAAATCCTGGAGGCCCTGAGAGTATTGGTTCGTGCCTGCAGATAAAAAGCTCCTGGTTGCCTTGTTTACAGATACTCCATAAGGAGCCTCCTTTTCACATGCGATTAAATAAAAATCTCCCTTTGAGAGATTTACTTTCCTGCCATGCTGATCCTTTGCAATAGGCCTGGCATCGGAATAAAGAGCAGCCTGCTGATGATAATCCATGCTCCAGGCATGATTTGCAAAGGCCTGAGGTTTGGCATCCATGCAGGATTTCAGATCAATAGTAATGGCAGGAGATACTCCATCAAGTTTGGCTTTCATCTTGATTCCGGTTTCCGGATCGCTCCAGAACAGAGATTTCTCCGTTTCGGTAATCTCCTCCAGTAATTCCCTGGCAGGAGGGCATGCATAAACAGCATCCCTCATCCGCTGAACTGTATCCAGAACCTGATCTGTGATCAGCGTTTTGGTTACGTTCTTATGGATTTGGAATTCTTTCCAGCGGATATTTATTTTGCTTGTCATGCCATGCTCAAGATCCGCTCTCTTTGATTCATCGATGATAAAAAACTGATCCCAGAACAGATCCTCCTCCAGGATTAAGCAATGGAAAGCCCGGCCCAAAATAGTTGCTGGAGTATCCTCAAAAGGAGTTCTCAGATAATGCAGATAATGCCTGGGAGATTGGATGAAATATTTGAGCGATGAGTTGCTCATCCGCTTTATTTTGTAATAATCCTGCTCCGGTTTAATTTCTGCAGCTGCAGATTTATCCTCATAGATAAATCCATCAGGAAACATCAGATCCTCTGTTTCCATTATGCTCCTGGTTTTTTTGTGAGTTCTGCTTTCCTGGCAAATATTACATCCTGGAATTGATGATCTCCATGCATGTGATTGTTTTTATCCCAGAAAACTTTTAACTCATCCAGCGTTTTACATTCCTTTATCATCTGAACAGTTGAGGGATCCAGGCCCTCTGCAACTTTCCTGGCAGTTGCCTCAGGATCCTCCGGATCATCATTTGATTTTTTGATCATATCCTCCTCCAGCTCCTCCGCTGGAGTACCTTCAAATCCTGCAGCATTCATAATGAATCCCAGGAGATTTTTTACCGTTTTTCCAACTGCTCTGGTTTGGGCCATGGATGCAATTGCATACTCATCAAAACTGGCTTTTTTGATTTCTCCATTGGAGCATAATGCATATCCATATCCAATGATGGCTCCGGTTTTTAATGAGATCAGATCTGCCTCACATTCATAAGTACAAAGCTCAACCAGGGCCATCCTGAATGGCTCCCTCTTTGCCCGGAGCTGAGAAACCAATTTCTCATCAGATCCGGAATAATAAATCCGCTCCCTCTCAACTTGCCTGGCCTGGTTTCCATTTCCCTCAACAAAAACATACTTTTCATAAAGGTTGTAATTGATGGCTCCAGGAGCATTGATCCGGATTGGTTTTTTGCAAACAACTGCCAGGCCAAAATTGATGGCTGCAAATTTCCATCCATCAACCATGGCATACTCTTTTCCCTGGATAAGGCAGGAGAGGCCATTGGTTGTGATGTAGGTTTTCAGAACAGATGAAAACTCTGCAATATGTTTGGGATTAGACAAGGCCAGCGGTTTACTACTGAGATCGCTGATCTTGATTTTTGCAGGCTTATTTTCTCCAGCTGCAGGAGATGCTTTTTTTGTTGCCATTTTATCAGGGGGGTTAATTAGGTTTCAAATATACAATCAGATTTTAGATTGTCAATAGGTATTAACACTTTTTTAATTGAGAGGCAAATTAAATAATCCCGGATTGAGGAATTCCATCAGCGGAGATTCCCAGGTGAATCCGGACTCATCCCGGCAAAATATCCGGATGATCCTTACATCCAGCAGATCTCCCTTTCGAGGCCCGGGCCAGCGGATCCAGGTTTTCATCCATTTCCTTTCTGCCTGATCATAAGATATACATTCCAGCGTATCTCCAGGAGTAAAGTAAAAAGGAGTTTGCTGCAGCAGAGAGGTTCCTTTGAAAACCAGATCAACTGCAATGAACTTACCCTCTGCATCAATTCGAATTTTGCGCTCAACTTCCATGGTTATTTATGTTTTTTACAAAATACAATTGATAAAGGAAATTGGAGAGTACCATTCCCAGAAATTTTACATCCACAATCATTGATTGATTGAACACAATTCATCAGATAAGGGGTTCCATCATCTGCCATCATCTTTCTGGCATAAGATGGGAAATCAATGAGCGATTTTTGGAAACCTTTGATTTTAATTTCGTTTCCATCTTTAGTGATTACTGTAGTTTTCATTTTTCAGGGGTTTAAATTGTTTGCAAATATATTACTCTGCTCCAACTATCTGCAGCAGGCTCATTGGATCCTTTCCTTTCTTTGGCATGATAAAGGAATAATTAATTTTTTTCTCCATATCAGAATATAAATCAAATGCTGATCGATCTTTCTCATAAATGATTTTGACATCTTTCTCAGTTGAGAAAATACAGATTTTGCAGGAGCATCTGCCCAGGCCAATATCAGAATAAACAAAATGAGGTTTTTGCCCTGCATTTTTAATTGTGAGCATAACATCCCTGGTTGATTTACCATGGATTGGCAGCCATTCCAACCAGGTTCTCCCTGCAACTGATTGCTTTTTATTCATTGACCATGGAGCCAGCTTTTTTCTGGATGCAGATTCATCTGCTCTCAATCCCATGCAATTTACAATCAGTTTGCATCCTCTCTCTTTAGCAATAGCCCGGATCTGTTTTTCAATTGGCCCTCGTTTGAGATCTGATGTACATTGTCTATACTTTGGAGATGGAAACATTCCTCTCCTCTCAACCATTTCAAAAAAAGTTTTTCCTGCTCTGCAAACATAAACCGGAATCCCAAATGAATTGGCATTGATATGATCAACCAGGCCCTCCCAATCTACTCCTGGCAGCTCTGCATGAATAATCACAAGTTGATCAACTGGAATAACTTTAACAAGTCTGGCAGTCATAGCCTGGGAATCCTTTCCTCCAGAGTGATTGATCACAAATAAGGCTCCAGAGTTAATAAGGTTTCGAATTGATTTCATTTTTTCAGGGGGTTGTTTTTAATCAGGTTGTAAACTTACAAACAGATTTTTGAATTGTAAACAAGTATTTACACTTTCTTTGAACATTCCATGAGATTTAATCATTTTATGAGAATAGTACAAAACTGGATCCCTTGTAAGTTTACAAAAAAAACGGCCTGAGTTGCCTCAAACCGCTTTTGAGCTGCTTTCTGAAGGCAGCCCCCCCTGATTGAAAAATCAGACCGTAAAGATACAATTAAAACCTGGCCAGGGATTTAAAGTATCCAAATTTTATATTTTTTCCAGGCATCCCATATCCAATGAGGAATCCATTTCCTTTGCGATCCTGGTATAAGCCATCAAGAAACAAAATGGATCGCTCCTGGGAGGCATTTGCAGCCATTCCTATGGAGAGGATCCTGCTCAGAGCCTCTGGCTCATATAAATTGATTACCGTTGCTGATGGCCTCTCAATTCTGCTGGAGAGCCTCCTGAATGTAATCCTATTGGCAAAGATGGAATCCTCAATGATTCCGGATGCAACTGCAGCTCCGGCTGAATCTTTGAGGTAAAATGAATCAACCTGGTAAAATGAATAATACATCCTCTGAGCAATCTCCATGGAATCAGCATGAGAGAGATTCAATGCCTTGCTGCTATCAATGTAATTATTTATGATGTTGGTTCCGGTTGCGATGTAAATGGTTGAATCATGGATCCAGGTTGTATCTGATGAGGAATGAGAGTAAATTGTTTCCGGTTTGATGCAGCTCCGCAAAAGGAGAAAGCATAATGCAAATCCCAGGAGAAAATATAAAGCCCGGCCCTCGTTTTTTACCATGTTTTTGGAATGTAAAATTTCCCATTTGCATCGAGCTTTCCAATGCTCAAGTAAACCTTATGCAGTTTGAGAGATGCAGTTAATATTTTTCTGAATTTATTATTTATCGCTTTGCAATTTCCAAAGGGATCCTTTCTCTCTCCCATCAATGGGCATCCCTCTGTATCATCCTCATCATTTCCTCCATGGATCCGGATTCCACAATTGGAAATATCAACTCCATGGAATAAAATTGGATTGGCTGTATGCTGTATATTAAGCAGCAGAGGCATCACAACTCCAAACCGATTGGAGTAAGTCATTGCAAGCTCAAAGATTCCATAATCAATGGCAGTTTGTTTTTTAACATACTCTCCCTTTGGCCTCACTTTATCCTCCAGGATGTGAGCAAAAAATAAATCATCAGCCAGAAACTCTGATCCGGTTTTATTGGGCCAGAAATCCTGCCTGATGATTTTACATTCTGAAATGATTTGCATCCTGATTATTTTCTCTCCTTAGCCATCAGCTTTCCTGATGAATTAGTTAGCCAATTTTTTACCAGGTATGCACAACCTCCTGCAATTCCTCCTGCAATTGAAACATTAAATGAATCTTTGAGAGAAACAAATGTTCCTGGAGTGAATGCTGCAGCTGCAGATAAAAGCAGTCCGGTTCCTACTGCAATTAACAAGCCTTTGCCAAAATCGACAATGCCCAATCTGAATAATTTACTACTCATGATTTAATTTATTAAGGTGAATGAATAAGAGCAGGCCCATTGCAGAGCCTGCTCCCTTGATTAATCTTTAAACCAGGAACAAAGTATCCTGGGCTGCATTGTAAATCCAGGAACGGGTAAATGTTGTGGTTCCTGCAGTTGGTGCATTCTGGATTGTGGATGTACCGTTTGGCGTAATAGTCCAGGATGTGATCGTTTGAGTTGAGATCAGAGTGAGGATCTGGCCATCATTCATCGCTGGCATTGTAACTGTATTGGCAGCAATAGTTCCTGCTGGCTTTACAATCACAACCAATCTCCTGGCTTTACTTGCAACCGGAGCAATGGTTACTCCGGTCAAAGGTGTGAACACTTGCATCTCAGGATTTCCGGAGATGTAAGAGTTTACAGTTGAGATCAGAGCTGCCTTACTTGCTGGAGATACTGGCAGAGCTACTGCAGAGAGCAGAAACTCAAATGATTTTGATTCTCCATTACAAAACCCTGCCAGAACCAAAGTTGATTTTCTGGTATCCGGATGATTTTGAATTGAAACTGTATCCTTATCCAGGATAAACTCCTCTCCATCTGCCTCAACCGTTATGGAGTCAGCATTGGAATTTGTGATTTTGATTTTTGTCATTTTGTTAAGTGATTGAGGTTAATAATTAATTATTGAGAATTTGTAAATACTTGTTTCACATGGAACACAATTAAGGCCGGGCCTTTGAGATATCCGATTCCTTAAACATCAGAAATCCCTTTGATAAATCAAGGCATTCTTTGTAAGGGAATGAATCGGATTGGAATCCATAAAGGATGGCATCATGAGCCAGCTCCGGATGATTCCCGGAAAAATAATTGAAACCAAACTCCTGCTCTGAGGAATAGATTGGCAGAATTACCAGAGGCTTTAATGCAGTATATCCAAAGAGATGGGCCTGCTTTGCATACCATTGCAAACGGGTTCGGAGGTATGAATATGCTGGCTTTCCGTAGGTATAAACATGCAGGCATGGAATATCAACTCCCTGGATCGTTCCCATTACATTGGCATCCGTATTGGTTCCATTGGGTTTGTGAGGCCATCCCAGGTATGCTCTTGTCTGGAATTGGAATAGGGATCCATAAGTTTTACTCTGGGCATATTCCAGGAGATCAAAGAATTGCGCCCATGTAACTCCGGAGCTGGAAACCCATGGCTCATATTCAGAAATTACATTATCAATCTTTGTATTGGATGAGGTATGAATTGAGCTGGCATTAAATTTAATGAGCTTATCAATTCCGGATTTGCTGGAGTATGCCATGGAAACTCTGGTAATTCCTTTGGCTTTCTGCTCTCCAATAAAATCCCGGATGGCTTCATAATTGCTCGGAGTGAGGATGCCATCAACTCCATACATCAGAGATCCATTGTATCTCTCCTTTATCATGTAATCGATCCGCTTTTTTCTCTCTGCAGTATTTTTGAAATAAGCATCAACCTTATTCAAATAAAGCTCCTGCATTGGATACTTTGTTGGAATGAGAGCAGGAATGAGTTTTGAGAGTGATCTCATTGGAATTGGCGCTCTCTCTGCAGTATCATTGGTTGATGTTTGACTGAGTGAGCTGTTTGCAATGGTTGCATTTTTTTGGTTAATCATGGGGGTTGAGTTTAAAGTTAGGCCTGAAAGATAAATCATTTTCAGGAGTGGAAATCAATCCTCCTGGATAACTTGTAAACCGGAACCTTTTATCAAATCGATCCTGGAGCCTATCAAGATCTGCTTTGTTTGCTTTTTTTTCATCAATGTTTTCAATCAGCCTGGCCATCTCCTCCCTGTTTTTCTCCTGCTGCTCTGCCAGGAAAGTTAATTTTGAGAGTTGATAAATAATTGTATCCTGGTTTCGAATGGATATGATATCTTTCTGCAGCTGCAGAGAGTCCAGGGTGCTTTGTTTCTTTGCAATCTCCTCCGCTCGATCCATCCAGTATGATCCAATATAGGCCAGAAAAAAAAGGATCAGCAGAATTAAAACTCTGTATGAAATCAGAATTCCCTGCTTTGTTTTCTTTGCCTTTGGGCTCGAATTATCGGAGATGATCTCCTTTATGATATCTGCCATCATGATCCTGGATAGTGTTTAATCAAATGGATTGCTCTATAAATTACTTCATCATTTTTTAAGCTCCCAGCATTAAAAAACAAATAAATTGACTGAGATGCATCCAGATTACTCTCAACTGCCATCTCAGAAAAAAGGCCATGCTTTCCGGTTGTGTTTCCAACCAGCTGAATTCCTCCATCCATGAAAAACATTTTTGTTGTATAAACTCCGGCCTGGCGATCTGGCCCATCTTTAATGGCCATCAGCAATACAGATCCTCCAAACTCATCCATTGGATCATTGCTGGCTCTTATTACTGCATATCGCTCATCTCCGGAGCCATCAGAGAAATCAATCAAAACAGATAATTCCAATGCACATCCAACAAAAAACTCATCAGGCCTGATTTCATAGTTGTATATTGAGCCTTCGCTAATTGTATTGTAAAATATTTCCTCATGATGTGAATGCAGCAACTTGATTGATGGAGGAATAAATACAGGAGGAATTGCATTGATCTGAGCCTGCAGTTTTCCCAGCGCAACCAATACAGAATCAGTTGAGATAATTGCTGATGAATCTGTAAATACTATCCCGGTTAATGCAGAGGATAAAACTCTGGCAACTGTAAAATATTGATTTGATCCCTCAGCGATATGAGTAGTTGAGAGAGTTACGTTTCCATTTTGGCCATTTACAGAAACGACCAATCCAGGAGAAAGCAGTTCAGCCCAATGAGAGAGGTTTGATGGATCGGTTCCTTTGAGGATGTAACTTTTTGGCTCATCAGATCGAATGGCAACATCTCCGGTTTCTGCATCCAGGGCCAGCATCTCAGCCTGGGATGCAACTGGAAATGTATCTGTAATTGCAATGGCTGGCAGGAGAGCTGATGGAATTTTTCCTGATCCATCCAATGATGCATATCCATCCGGCTGATCTTTCTCAGAGAGATCCTGCTTTGTACTGAGAGCTGCAATCAATGCTCCAACTCCCAGGCCCAAATCCCAATAAGGCAATAAGCTCCAGGCTGTAACTCCATCTCCGATTTTTGCCTTGAGAGTATCGGTTTCAAATCCGATCTCAGCCTCCAGGAGAATTGGATTTTCAGAGAGCCATAAGGAGGCCTCTCCGTTTCTGATTTGTATTTCAACTATTGCAGGCATTATGGGCTCCCTCCGTTTAATAAGCCATTTACTCCTCCATAAACTGATCCGGGATATCCTCCATGGATTCCGGTAATCAGAGGGCATGGAGTATCAATTGCTCTGTGAATTTTTACAATCACTTTAATTTTTTTGCTAACTTTTACCGTAACCTTTGCCATTCTTATTCCGGGATTACAATATTTTTTCCAACTGAATCAGCAACCAGATCAACCTCGATCCCGGATGCAATTGTATAAAATCGATCATCCTCTGCTCCAATCAGCTCATCCGCTGCCAGAATCTCAAGAAAAAAACTATGAGAAACCATTGTTTTTGTGATCCTGCGAGGGATCATGATTTGGATCTCTCCATTTTCTCCATCGATATCGGTAATTGCCATATACTCATCAGGATTGGGAAATGGAATGGCTTTGGAGAACCTTGCCAAAGGCTTTCCTTTTTGCTGGTATACCAAAACAACACATCCCTCCATGAGTTTGAAATTGATTGGATCTCCTACAGATCCATCCGGCAAATCATCCTCCTGGAGGGTTATATCCAAATAAATATCCTGATGCTTAAAAACCATTTTAAATAAGTTTATTCACAATCATCTCCGGAGGATCTCCGGTTTCGATTGTTAAATTTTTTTAATCTGTGGATCCTTCCAACCTGAGGAGCGGATGATGGCTGATTGTCTGCAGGAGGAGCATTTTTCCAGAGAGTAAATGTTTCTCTCTTTGCATTGAGATACGTTTTGGCATCTGTGAGGGTTCTCAGCGCTTTCTCCCTGTAATTATTGGCAATCCTGGCCCTCTCAGCTCCGGATAATTTACTGCTGAAATCATTATCTTTCTCAAAGGATCCGGTTGCTGTATGATGGATATGGCCCTCTGATGTGATCAGCTCCAGAACAAAGTATGCCAGGGCTGTGGAAATTCCCAGAAACCTTTTATCCTTTCCGGATCCAACCGGGCTCTCATAGGTTTCTCCCTCCAGGAGTTTTTGATATTTCTCATCATCATAATTCTCCAGGAAATCCATGTACAAAGCATCTCCCAGAAATGGCCTGAGTTCAAACTCCTGGGCATCCTGGATGAATGGATTAATCTGATCTCCTTTCAGGTTTGCGCTTATTTTCCTGAATGGGAGCAAATCATCTCTACTGATTAGGTAATGAATTTGCTGCATTTTGAGTTAATCTGGTTGCGATATCTTCTGAAACTCCAAAAATATCGATGAGGGTTTGTTTTTTATATTCAGGAGATCCGGCTCCTGCCATCAGAGTGATGTATTGAGGGATCAGGCTCTCCTTTATTCCCAGGCCAGTTTGAATTCCTCCAACTGGCTGAATGGAATAATCATTGGAGATCAGGCCTGGAATTGCTGAGTTTGAAAACAGCTTTTTAAAGGATCTCTCCAGGCGCAATCTGTATTTTGCAGTATTATAATTATAAATATCAACTGCCTCATTATAATCAGGCGCTCCCAGCTTTCCTGGAGTCTGGAGCAATAGTACTGGAGGAATTATAAAGGCTCCAATTATATCATCCTTTGTGGTTTTCCTGGTAATGGTATGCAGTTTATCATCATAATTCCTCTCAATTGGTTTCAATTCAGGAACCTGATCAGCTTTCTCAGCGATTACCAGGAAAATGGATCCTGCTGCCTCCGGATCCTGCATCTCCTCCAGCTCCTCCTCCAGCTCCTCCCTGCCTTTTTTATCGAGCTTTCCCTTATGGATGTATACATGAGAGGCTGCAAATCCTGACTCAACTGTAGACTGTTTAAATAGCTTTATTCCGGTATCTGTAATGAGATCCTCCTGAACACAATCATAAATTGGTAAGGTGTATCCAATAGGATCAGCAAAAATCTGGCCTTTGTAATTGGCCCATCCTCCTGCTTTCTCAACCTGGGCCTGGATTACTTTGGGATCCGGATTATACAGATCGATGATTTGGAGATCATCCTCATCAATAAAATCATGTTTGTTTTTTGCCCAATCATTATACAAGGCAACCTTTGTAATTTTAGAGGATCCCTCCTCCGGTTTCATGTACCTTACATGAGAATATGGAACATAGGCAAAGGATGTTTTTTGATACAGAGCATTGTAATTAACATGAACATAGTATCCATCATGATATCCCATATTATCTCCAACTGATGCCAGGAGATCATCTGTGGTTTCTCCTTTTGAGTTGATTACAATATTGGAGAGCTTTACATCCCTGAATCCATTTCCAATGATGTAGGAAATGAACATCTCAACACAAGGCTTTGCAGATCCTGATGCATTCACATAGGCCCGGCATCGCTGAGGATATGCATTATCCTTATCAAAATAGAGAATTCCCAGAGATTGATCGAGGAAATTTTCCTCGATCCTCCTCCGGGCCGGAACAATTGCTCTGGATGTGAATGTTTTTTCTGCCATGTTAAATCAGGAGATAAAAATATTATTCCTCTTTGCCTCCTGTATCCGTTGCATCATCTGCATCAGGGCCTGGAGGAGCTGGCTTTGCTGGAGCTACTTTCCCGGCTGGAGCTTTTGATGCTTTCCCGGCTGGAGCTTTGGCTGGCTTTGCTGGAGCTGCTGGTTTAGCTGCAGGCTTTGCAGGCTTTCCAGATTCCAGGGCCTCTGCAGCTTTGATTTTTGCTGCTTTGGCTTTCGCTGCTGCAGCTGATTTCCCTGCAGCATATTCTGCAGCCTGAGCTTTCCAATCCTTTGGATAATTTTTAAACTGGCCAATTGATCGAGGATTTCTGCTCAGTAGATCCAGAGCATCCTCATCAGTAATATTATTCTCAGTAAAAACTTTGCCTCTGCCTTGATCATGTACGGTTACATTGGCAGCGATTGTAAATTTTCCAGATTCGTTTTTCATTGGGTTTTGATTTTTTGGGGTTAAATTATTTATGAGGGTTCGAAGTTCGATAAAAATTTCCGCTTGTTCACTTGGGCAACCTTTGCAAGGTGCTTTTCCCAGGATCGCTGATGATAATGAAATCAACTCATCTCGATCAGGTTTTTTAAATCCATGCAGGGCCGGATCCTTTTGGATGAGTTTTTGAGCCCTTTTGAGTAAAATTTCGTTTATCATAAGCAAGCAAAAAAGCCGATTGAATGTAATTCATCGGCCTTTTCTGTTCAAAAGTATGTTAATAAAAAATGGCCAGATTAAGATAATAAGGCATCAACTCGGCCCTTTGTAGTTGCGAAATCAGTAAAGAACCAGGTATCCGGCAAATGAGGCTCCTTTGCTTTGTCAGGAGATCCAATTGTGATCTCATAACCAGGATTCTCATCATTATTTTTGTCGTGGATTAAATCTATTCCTATCAAACCAACCGCAACTCCAAAAACCTCATAAGCTCCATCTCCATTGGCATTATGCTGGTTATTATGAACGATGCCAAACATTCTGCCATTCATAATGCCCTCCAGCTGCAACTTGATTGCAGGAGAGTTATTAAAAACCAGGAATTTTATGATGTGATCATAATTGCCTCCGTAGGTTTTTTTTATGTACTTAGCTGATGGCTGATGGGATCCTGCCAAACCTTGAAAGGCATAGGCCAGATTGGTTCCGCTCAAAGCGATATCCTCAATGATCCTGGCATTGGTTCCATTTCTGGAAACCGTTCCCTCCAGGAGATGTTTGTGATTTCCCAGGATCAGCTCATCATTTACTCCGGTGATTGATTTATATTCGCAATCAACCTCATATCCTGCAGTAAGCTCTCCGCAAAGATCAGGAGAGCGCTGGATCATTCTTAAAGGATTCCTTGTTTTCATTTGAATTGATTATAATATGATAAAATAATTGAGGAGATTTAAAGCAATTGGAGCCTAAATTAATAGGCTACAATTGTCAGGAAATCATGAGGAATTTGTACATCCATTTTATACAAACCTTTCCAGTTGGTTTCCTCTGTATCATCATTATACCAAACTTTGAAATCTGCAACTGATTCTGTATCCAGTCCGATTTGCAAATTTTCAACAAGCGTATACAGGGCTCTGTGAGGGATATCCCAAACAACTCCATCCTGATGATCTGCACGAATATGGCGATCCATGAAATGGCAATTCACAATCATTACTCCTCTGTATTTATCAGTTGAGTAATATTCTCCCTGCCTTACAAAACTCATATCCATGGATTGGGTTTCTTTGTAAGTGAGCCAATTCTGCCAGAGGGAATTTGTGCAATAAATTACTTGCTTTCCTTTGAATCCGATCAAACGAGGATCCGCTTTTGAAAGCAATGCATTAAATGTTTTGTAAGCCTCATCCGCTGCCAGATCATCATCCTGATCAACAAAGGATGCAGATGAATTGGCAGCAATTGCCCTGGCATTGGTCATGGATCCGGCTCCAACTGCAGTAAATATTTTTTTCCAGAATCCATCCAGCTGATTATAATGAACGATATCAGCAGCATCCAATAAGGTTCCTCCGCTGCCATATTCATCAACTGTAGTATTTCCAAACCATGCAATTCGAAGGGCATCCTCTTTAACTCCTGAGGTCATTATTTCCAGAGCATATTTTGCAAATTCTCCGGAATCCAATTGTTTGCGCTTGTATCCTTTATCCAATCCCCAAACAAAGAAAGTGGCCTCCAGATCATCAGAACATTGAGCGCTCCAGATTTTCATCCGCTTTGGCTGCCATGTTTTTTCTGATAATGGAATTGCTTTTGTTGTTTTACCGGATCCACAACCAGGATCCAGTTTGGTAATTTTACTGATCCGGCCCATGAATGCAACCTGAGTATCAGCGACAATTCCCGGCACAATAGTATGCAGATCCTTTAATTCAGGATCATTGAAAGCAGGATCAATGATGGCAACCGTTGCTGCTTTTTTGACAAATGTAATGGGCTCTCCTGCGATCATTGAAATTGATAAAACTCCTTTTGGCATGAATCCATATTTCAGATTCAAACCATATCCGGCAAAGAGCAAAGCAGAAAGGCCAGGAGAATCAACTGAGGATCCTATCAGCAAAATGCAAAAGGATACCAGGAGGAAATTGAGAATGGATGAGGTTTTTTTCATCGGTTTATAATTTATTAATGATTGATTTTTGAGTGTGATTTATTTCTGCTTTGGGAATCTGTTCTGATTACCAGATTGATGATTTTTTTTCTGCAACCTTTTTATCAGCCTGGGTTTTTGCAGCAACTGCAGCCTCAGCGATATTTTTAGGCTTTGCCTTTCCAGCTGGAGTATGATGCTCCAGATCCAAATCCTCATCATCCGGAGAAAATGATGATCCTGTTCCTGCTGCCAGAGCTGTGTATTTTTTGCCCAGATCCTCAATGGTTTTGATCATTTTAGGGATCTCCGTTTCAAACTCCTCCAGCTCTTTGGTTTTTGCAACCAGAGATGCCTTGAGATTTTTATTGGTTGTTTCCAGGGCCTGAATTTTTGCTGCCAGTTTTACCGGATCCTTTGCATCCTTTGCAGCCTGTATTTTTGCTGCATCAGCTGCTGCCTTTGCAGCTGCATCATCTCCCTCCTCTGCCTTTGGAGTAATTGATTCAATCATTCCTCCTGCAATTGTGTAAACATTGCCATCCTTATCAGTTAAATCTCCATCCTCCGGAGCTGCTCCATCGATGGTTACGGAATCGCCTGCAGCAGGAGCATCTCCAGCAGCATCCACAATCATTATGCGATCATCATCCAGAGTGATTTCGATTACTGCATCCTCTATTTTTAGAGCTGCGTTAATTTCTTTGCCAATTGTGTTGAGCATGGAGCCCAATTTTTTGAGATGTTTGTTCATTTCTGTAATATTTGGATCTGGTTTAGTATTTCGGGATCCTGGCAAAAATGCCAGTATTCGAGCTTGTGTATTGGTTTTGATGATTTCGGTTGAAAATTTCAACTCCTGAGCTAAATCTGCAGCCAGGGTTTTTTGTTCCTTCATGTAATCCTTTAGGATCTCAGGATCTGCTCCAGTTTTCTGGATGTAGAAATTGAGGATTTTCTCCTCAGCCTGCCTGATTTCTTTGGCCATCTTATCATAATCATCAGCGGTGAATCCGCTCATCTGCCAGGGCTCTTCCCAGGGATTATGAATGAAAAAATCTGTATTCTCTGTGAGCTTTCTGGTTGAGCCTGCCAAAAATATTACAGTTGCAATTGATGCAACCAGGCCCTCTCCAATGGTTACTATTTTTTTTCCTGAGTTTACCAGGGCATCATGAATGGCAAATCCCTCAGCAACATCTCCTCCAACTGAATGGATTTTCACATGAAACTCATCAGCTGATTGATTTGCTTTAATAAAATCATCAACCTGGCGCTTTGTGATTACTCCGTAGTCCTCCGTTCCAATGGATTGCTCATTGTAAACGGTTCCGGATAAAGATAAATGAGCTACTTTGATTTTCTTTGCCATCGGATCCAAATGTAAAAGGGATGGATCCGTTTATATTGCCCTAATTAGTTCAAAAACTCATCTTTGTTTTTTGGAGGTTGCTTTCCCGGTTTTCAACTTTCCCATCTCCATCAGGTTTATTGATTTGTAAACGGTTCTCTCTGATCGATTTAAGGCATCGGAGGTATTGGTTACTGCAGTTGGTTTATCCTTAGTAATTAACATCTCATTGTTGAAAAAAAGATAATCAGCTCTTTTTTTCTTGATTGAGGAGCGTATGATTTTAGCCTCAATCAATTGATCAAGTTCTCCGGATTCCAGGAGTTTATTTATGATCTCAATTATCATTTATCTGATTGCTCCTGCTTCAACATCTGCAACCTCTGCCTGTTTATCAGTAACTGAAACCACATCAATTACTGGCTTTGGCATCTGCCTGATGGCATCAATTAAACCAGCTCCAATTCCAACTCGATCCTCTATAGGGGTTGATAAGTAGGTTGCTGTGAATCCTCCATCTGCAAAAGGCAGCGGTTTGCCTTGCCTGTAATCCTCCAGGCCTGCAATGATTGGAGCTGTGGTTGGATCATTGATCATCCAGTTTGGAGAGATCCATTCCGGGCCTGCCTCTCCGATCAATCCCAATTTAGGAACCAATGCAGGCCCTCCAGATGCAAATGTTGTGAGTCCTCCCTCTGCAAATTCTTTGGTTGAGTTGATCTTTGCAACATTGGCCAATCCTGCTGCAATTGCAGCTCCGGCTGCCAGAGGGCCTAAAATCCATCCTGCAACCGGGATCGCTGATGCTGATGAATAGGCTGCAGTTGCTGATTTATAGGTGTCAATCAGGGCCTGAGCAGATGCAATGATTTTATATTCAGTTGATCCTTTTTTCAGGAGCGCTGAAACATTGGCCAGCATTCCCTGAGTTGCTGATAAAGTATTCTCAATGGTTTGATTTGCCAGCTGCTGCTTTGCCTTTTCATATTTGGCAGTAATGGCCAGGGTATCCGCTCCGCTCTTTTCAGCATTGAGCAGCTCTGCCTGATATCCAGATTCCAGCAGGGCCAGTTTATTCTCATATTCCAACTCCGGAGGAGATGCCTCCAGAGCCAGCTGCCTGGCTGCCAATTGAGCCTGAGTTGCATCATAGGAATTTTTGTAAGTAAGATCCGCAACTGCCAGGCCATGCTCTGCCAGGATCTCCATTTCCTTTGTATGGCTTTCAACCTTGATCAGAGTTTTCTGCTCCTCAGTCAATCCCTCAGCTGCCAGATCTTGATCTCTCTTTGCCTTGAGTACTGCCAGCTCCTGATTGGCCTGATCGTTTATTATTTTCAGATTGATGATGAATCTCTCCTGATCGGTTTTGGCTTTTGCCAGGCCTGCAGCATTGAGATTGTTCTGGATGTTGATCTGAGATTGGATCCTGAAATTAGCCTCCTCTTGATCATATTTTGCATCAATCTCGAGCTGCTTTTTTCTGCTCTCCTCTCTGAGCAGGGCCTCCAGTTTTTTCCTTTGCTCTCCGCTTACTTTGATCGCTGCCAATTTATCTGCCAGAGCAGCCTGCTCCTTTTGCAGCTCCTGAGTTCTGGGATCAGATCCTCCTGAAATTTGGAGATCCCTGATCTGCTTATCAGCATCAGCCTGCTCCTTTGCAGCAGTTATGGCTGCAGCCTTTGCAGCATCTGCAGCAGCTTTGGCTTTGGCAGCCTTATCATCATCAATTTTTTTCTGATCATCAGCTCGTTTTTTTGCCTCTCTCAATGAGATGGCTGTGATCTCCGTTTGATTATCGATTACTGCAGCCCGGTAATCATCCAGCTGTTTTTGCTGATCCTCTGAGAGCTTTCCATTTTCTTTGCGGAGGATCTCCAGATTCTCGATTTGCTTTGCCAGGGTAATATTGGCAGCGGTTAATTTCAACCTCTCGAGCCTGGAGGTTTCCTGGCCAGCTGCCTGAGCCAGTTTGATCTCTCTGTCATATCTGGCAGCAACTCCATCAGCGATTTTTTGCTGATCTTTAATTCCCTGCTCCGCTTGATTGGCTGCCTCTGAATTAACCAGGCCCATGGCAACTCCCAGAGCTTTAATTCCATCGATGAGCAGAAACAATGGAGCAAATGCCAGTTTGATTGCAGATCCAAATATTCCCAGGGAATCAATTATATCAGTTACTTTCTGCTTTGTTTCTTTGAAATGGAGGATCAGCTCAACCAGCAGCAGAACCAGCAATCCAATCCCGGTTCCTGCCAGGGCCAATCTAAACAATTTCATTGCTCCGGTTGAGGATCCAACTGCCAGAGCATAAAGCGATTGAGCTGCAGATGTTGCTTTGAGTGCAACCGTTGAATCCTTTTGCAGGATATGGCTTATCTCCGTTAATGAGTTCAAAACTGCCATTGATGCCTGAACCTTTACCAATACAGCCATCAGCTCCTTTTGCTCTCCTCCAAAGAGAGCAGCGGATCCCTGGGCCAGAGTAAATCCAGCAGCAACTCCTTTGGCTCCCTGCACAATTGATAATAGGGTTGATTCTCCATCTGCCAGATTTTTTACAGATGTATTGAGTTCTGTGAGCTTATCCTGAGCCTCTGCAGCTTTCTCAATCAGCTCTCTGCCTATGAGGGAATTTAGGCCTCCCTGTTTGGCTGCCTCATCTTTCAGCTCCTTAATTGCTTTTTTTAAATCTCCAACTCCAGCAGTCGCAATTGTACTGGCAATCTCGGATTTATCTTTCATTTCAGTTAATGCAGCTCCCAGGCTTTTGATGGCTCCGCTTTCATCAATGGCTCCTTTGATCCTGCTCTGGAATAGGGATGGCTGTTTTTGCCGGATATCGATTTCCTGCTGCAGGAGAGAGTTGAGTTTGGTTTCAACCTCTGCAAACTCATTGGATCCGATTACAGAATTTTTCAGCTCCAGCTGAGTTGCTTTGATTTGTTGCTGCAGCTCTCCAAAGGATCCCTCAGCAAATTTGGCTCCGGAGTTTACTCCTCCCAGGGCCTGAGTTTGTGCTTTGGTTGCATCCTGGAGCAATTTAATCTCCTGCTTTAAAGCCTGAGAGCGAACCTCCAGCTCCTCAAATTTCTGGGATCCTTTCTCAGTATTTTCAAATTCCTTTGTTGTTTCCTTGAGAGCATCCTTCATTGCTTTAATAGTGGGCAATGCCTTTGCTGCATCCAGCTCCAGGATAAACAGAGCTTTTCTGGTTTGTGAGTCTGCCATTACATTCGAATTAATATTATTTCTGTGAGCCTTCCATCATTCACATTTCGATCAATTTTGTTGAGGTAAAAATTTGCAGCCTCCTGCTTTAAATATATTGGAATAAAATGATCCCTGGTTTCAACATCAACTGCTGAAATATAGGCCGGAACCTTGAGCAACTTTGCTCTAAATAGCATTCTCTGGAGTTCTGTGTAATGATCCTGGAGCATGCTATCCCAATCAAGATACTTTAATGCAGGGCTGCCAGGAACCGGGAATGAGTGAGGAGTTACAAAATAACAAAAGGGAATATACATCCCTGCAGGAAATGCCAGAGAGTTGGTTCCATCTGTGAGCGTAAATGGATCTCCATCCAGATCATCTGCATCAATAAATAAATCATACAAAACCCTGGGCAATACTTTTACCTGGAATGCAGGATCATCCGGAATGGAAATTGGTTTCTGCATCAGGATGGATGGAACCGGGATCCCTGATCCGGATCCTGCCAGATATTCTCTGCTTTCAAAGGTTCCTGCAAATGGCAGGGTTGCAATTGTTTTCTCCTCCGGCAAATTCTGATCATCAACATCAAAAAAGCCATCTGCATCTCCTGGAATAAATCTCTCATATTCTGATGAATCAACTTTATACTTGAAATGATTCCTCTGAGCATATCCTGGAATTATACTGGATCGCTTTGCTTTACTTATTACAACCTTTCCGCTCCAATCCTTTGCCAGATGTGAGTTTTCATAAAGGTTTTTGAACTGCTTAAAATAAACTATTTTATTCAGGGCATCAGTTGCAAATATTATCCCGGTCATTTGAGCAACTGCTTTCATAAAATCGATCTGAGTAAAATCTGGCAGATTGTATGATAATGATATCCTGCTGCCATAAAATGCCTCCAGATCCTCTGCATCGTAAATCTCCAGAGAGGATCCTGAATGGATGTTGATGAATCCGATCCCTGTATTCCTCAGCAGCAGATAAAGCTCATCATCTTTCTCCAGAACATATTTTCCCTCATAAGTTCTCACTCCGGTTGTAATTCCCAGCAGCCAATTATCATAATCCAGATCATACTGATCCATGATTATGGTTGAGCCTCCTCTCTTTATCCAAACATCCACAACTCCGGAGGATCCTGAGAGGTTCTCATAATCCAGGATAAATCTGGCATAATAGGTTCCTGAGTATTGGGCCTTGTAATATCCATATCCTGCTCCGGATCCATATGTGATCAGGTTGTTTGGATCGATCAATACATTTGAATCATGGATCTCCATTTTCTTAAATGGAAATAATCCATCAGGTACAACAAAATCAACATTGGTAATTCCTTTGGCTTTTGTATACTCCGGATCTCCCTCGAGCCTTTCATTTGTGAATGGCAGGATCTGCCTGGTAATTTCAAAACTATTGAGGATCTCTCCGGAGAAAGTATATCCTGATTCTGCCTCAATCTGATCCAGGATGGCCCTGGAGAAAATTGCAGGCCTGAGGTATCTCAGATCAACTGTTCTGGAGGTATTAAATCTGCCATAATTGATCAGAGGATATTTGTAAATATCTGCATAAGTATTTCCTCCTCTCAACCGGAGATCCCAATCAAATTCATGATCTCCTGCAGAGAGATCCAGATCTGAGATCTTTGATTTTCCCAGGATCCTGAAAAATGATTCATTCCCTACAATTACTTTGATGAAATAATAATCATCATCCGCTCCGGTTAATTGAGCAATTGCCAGAGGTACGGTTGTAACTCCTCCCTGTATCAAATGGGCAATTGCGGTTCTGTATGCAATGGCAGAATCTGAGCTGGTAAGATCAGCCCATTCCATATTTTTGATGTTGCCTGGAGATTTTGGAACATTGAATATCTGGGAGAAATCTGAGTTCACATCAGTTACCTGAGCAATATCATTCTGAACATAGCTCATTGCAACCAGACTCTTTTCATCCAGCTCCATCCGCTTTCCATTGATGAATAATTCAGTTTGATTCATTTCCCAGAGAGTAGTTTATAAAATGAAAGATACAAATCCCGGAGCCAAAATATCAGCAGCGGTTTGTTTTCAATGGCTTTAATGGTTCTCAATACATGAGATCTACCTGATGATTTTTTTTGATTTACAAATGTTGCTGAATATGCCAATTTAGTTACTTGCTCAAACTCATCTCCATGCAATTGGATATCCCTTTTTAAATTCATGTTTACTGCTCTGCAGCGGTTTGCCCATCGTCTGGAGAAATGGATATAAATTTCCCGGATCTCTTTGGGCTCCTTTTTTCTGCATGCAATAAAAAACTCCAGGGCCAGCAGTTCAATCTCCTTTGTAAATGCATTGGCCTGCCTCCTGGATCTTCGATGGCTCTCATGTATCATAAATCAAGATTGGCTTTGGAGTAATGTTTCTGGTAATTTAATTGCAAAGGAATCCATTGAATATCTCTGATAGGATGTTTCCCTGGTTGTGAACTTTGCAGCTGGAATCAATACTGTGATCCAGATTGGAGGATAAACTCCTGGATCTGAAACCAGCATTCTCACTCTGGGAGAGGAGAGCATTGTTTCCAGGCCTTTGATATCTGAGATCTCCAGATTATCCCAGGAAAGGAGCATTTCAAAATTTGCTTTTTTACTGAGATAATCATTGATAGTACTGGCAGAGGAAAGCTCATCAATGAATCTCTCAAAGATGATGGCCTCGCTTACATCAAAATTAACTTTCTGATTCCCTTCAAAAACCCAAACATCCCATCCTCCTCCTCGATTCCTCCATGAGAGGCAAACTGGATTCTCAATGCAACCAGAGTAAATTTTGATCCGTTTTTTTTCTGTGATTCTGCTCATGATTATGGAATTGAAACTGGATATTTCGCTCCAGGTAAAAACTTAAAATCAACTTTCTCTGCAAACTTCATCCCTCTGATCCGCTTTGCATAAATACTCTCATGCTCAATGGGAATAACTATATCATAGTCGCTCATGGCTCTATAATTTCCATTTACCCGGGATCCAAAAACATAAATTTCCGCTCCAGGATAAACTGAGCGGATCTGCTCTGCAATTTTGAGCAGTACTTTTTTATTTCCCTCTGATAGCTCATCAAAGTTTTTGGCAGGAGAATGGATCTCAGTTCTGGAATGATAATCCTTTGCATGGCTCTGCTTTGTTTCAGGCCTATCTGCCAGGCTCCAGGTTTTTGGATTTGTATTGAGCAGGATCTCCTGCATCTGCTCATCTGTTGATTTATCGTTGCTCATAATTAATAAGGATCATATAAACTCGGAGTAAATATCATGGATGGCAGATCATAAAATCCGGCCTGGGTGTATTGGAAAGTCCTGGGAGTTGTTCCTGTAGGGGTTTCATAATCTATTTTGATGAGAAAGGTTGTACAATCTCTCCAATGAATTGCAAAATCATCATAGAACCGGAGAATCAATGGATCACAAATGGAGTTCACTTTATCCATCAGATCCCTGAATTGTACCGATCCATTTAATCCAATGATGAAATGTATATCTGCAGGGCTTACAATATTCACAACCTGAGCAGGCAAAGCAGCCAGCTGATCAACTCCATCAATTAAAAAGTTTGTGATTGTGAATTTGCATGGAACATTTATTGAGATATCTCTCTCAATTGAATGATAAGCATATCCATCAGGGCTGCCTGGTTCATCCTTTACTTTGTACCTGAACATTCCCGGAGGAGTTGTTAATCCATCTCCATTATCCAACCAGATATCCATGTACTTTGTTCCTGCAGGGATGTGATCGGTTCCTGCAGGCAATGGATCCTCCAGGAGTAATCTGTTCACTCGATTCCTTTGAGTTTTATCCAGGAACGTAAAATCCGATCCGGTTGATGCTTTGTTGATATCCAAAAACTCCCTCACTCTGGCAACATCTGCAGCATCTGCATCCAGGAGGGTTTCATCATAATATGGGAATGATAATGAAAATGGAAACCCTACAAAGTAAGTAGGAACCTCAAAGGAGGAGATGAGTTTGATTTTGTCTGGAGGGAAAACTGATAAATAAATCTGAGGTACATAGTCAGCCATATTGCCTGAGTATGGATCCAGGATCTGTTTTACTGAATTCATTATGTAATAATGGCCCAATGAGCTATAACTGGAGGAGTAACCTACAAAGCAGAATCTGTATGAAACCTTTACAGGCCATCCGGATTCCAGATCCATTTTATTGATGCAGTTGCTGTATAAAAATGTATTCTCATTTCCTCCAAATTCTTTAACGTATTTATGAACATCACATCTCAGATCTCCATTTGCCTCCGGTCTAAATAAAGGAGATGCCAGGGTTGAAATTACAGAGAGATCCGTTGGATCCAGATGCTCAATCTTGAGCTGCAGATACCAATTTTGGAAAACTGTATCAGAGTTGATGAATCCATTTGAGCTGGCTCCCAGGTAAGGAATATCCAGCTCAACATGAGTATTATCAGGAACCGATAAAACAAGTACTGCTTTATCATAGGCTGCTCCTGCCAGGGATTTCACATAAACCAAACTCCCTGCAGGGATCGCATGAGCTGCAGTTGTGGTAAATGTTGTGGATGCTCCTCCTCCGGAGGATGCTGCTGCTCCATAACCATAATCAAAACGAAAAAAACGAAACAATACAGCGTTATGCCCAGAGGTATGCCTGGATTGAATACCTGGATCAATGAATCTGGTTGGTGTATTTACTATGTTTACAGCCATTTTATTTCTGAATTAATTATTTCACTTTATCGAAACCCTGGAGGATCTCCGATTGTACGAATGATAAAAATTTGGATCCAAATGTACCTATAAAGGCATCAATCCGCTTATCTGTAATGACTGAGGTAATGATTCCGGTTGGTTTCTGTAATCTGTATATCATATTTCCCTCCTGATGGATTCTCCTGGCAATCACATAAGCCAATCCGATATAATGATAATACTTAATTTCTCCTTTTGTGTTTCCTTTTGGCTTTATTCCTTTGGCAAAAATCCATCTCAGGATAATTGATTGGAGAGTTTGCCCTCCGGAATTTCCTTTCTGTGATGGCCCTCTGCCAGTATCCAGGGCCATGATGTAATCAGCAGCCCAGATTGTGAATCCTGTAGGCCTTATATCAGTAGTTATGGAATCAATTGTCATTCCAGTAACTCTCTGGCCATTTGAGAGCATCCTGGAGATGATCTCTCCGGTAATCGCTGAGGAGAGCTGAATTAATTCCTCTCTGAAATCCAGATTTAGCATTTTGAGAATGGTTCCTTTAACTGAACATAAACCCGGCAATTCATACCATAATAATTATCAGCCAGGAAATTGTAAAAGGGCTCCTTTTGCATCCTGGAAACCTCTTTCACTTTTACATGCTTTGCCAGGGCCTGCTCAAATAATAAAGCATATCCTCTGGCCTGATCGATGTAAGCCTGCTCCTGAGCTGTTCCTGGCTCCATCTCTCCTGGAATGGAGAATGAAAGCACACAATCATAAACAGTAAGGATTGAGAGCGATTTATCAAAGGAATCATTTTCAATTACAGGATACAGCCAAACAAAAGGGCCTTTCCCATCATAGATATTTTGATTTGGTTTCCTGCCATTATCAAAAGGCAGTTTGATTGATGCCTCAATTATTTCTCTGATTATTGGAACGATCATTTCCGGCCCGGTTTAGTATGTTTCCTGATATGAATTTCATGCAGTTTTCTCTGATATTCGGAATCTGTTTTGAACAGCAGCAGCTTTGCCTTTACTGAATTGTACTGCATTTTCAGAACCGTTTCCCATTTGAGAATATCTCCTCCTGCCAATGCATCAACCAAATTCATTACTCCAAACTTTTTGAATTTATCAATCCCTGCCTCCTTTTGCTCTGAGGTGTACGATGGCTTTAAATTTTTTGATTCCCAGCTGATGATTTTACCGATCTCAGAAAAAAAAACCTCCCGGCTGAATATACATCCAGGAAATTACATTGGAGGATCATCTCAGAAAAAGTTTTCAACTGCTCAGAATCCAGCGGAGCCTCGTAAAAACCAGGATAAGCATAAACAGCAACTGCCATCGGAGCGATCTTGAGCATATCATGAGGCTTTCCCAGATGTTTGTTGATCTCCTCCTGGAGCATTACTTTCTGGCCAAAGGTTTGCAATCCCAGATTTGTTGGTAATGTGATATTTTTTTCTCCAATCTTGATGCTCTTTGGCATTGGCAACTCTGCCAGGTTTGGAATTTCGCTGAGGAATTTGATATGAGATGAAATGTTTGCATCAACATCTCCAATCGCATTAAACCAAACTTTATGAGATACTCCAGAGAGGATCTCCATCAGCATAAAAATATCATCTTTATCCTTTGTAAACCAATCAATGAAAAGCCTGGAGCCTTGTTCAAAAGTTAAATCCTGCCAGGAGGTTGGTAAATCAAACTCATAATCATGAATGGCTGGAGATCCTGGTTCATTTTCAACCAATATATCTCCAATCTGGATGAGGGATCTTAATTTGTATGGAATTTTCATGGCAGGGGTTGTTTATTAAATATCCTGGCCCTGGCTATAAATGTGATCATCATTTAAAAATTAACTTTTCGTATCGATCCGAAAATTCAACTCTTTCACCAGGGCGCTCTTTCTGAGGTTTCGTTTTAATTGGCCCTCATGAAACCAGAGCAGGCATTACTCATGAATGCTGGATCCGATCTGGCTCATGCTGGCCTGGCAAATGTATCAAATATTTATCTCCGATTTCTCCGGATTAATTTTGATCTGGGAGATTTAATAACATTGGATCCGGTAATCAAATGATAGGATCCATATCTGCCAGCATCCATCCCATCATCCCAGAGCTTTACTGGCTGATCCAGGATTGCCATGGTATGAGGATTTTTTTTCCAGGAGTATTTTTTAGCCTCTTTGAGCAGGCCTTCGGATTCCTCTGTGATGCTGAGGCCTGCTGCTTTTACCTTGCCAATTCCAGCGCTTACATCGTTCTCAGCAGCCTCAATTGTGAATCCAGCATCAGAGATCTCTGAGATCAGATCCGGCCTGGATGGATCAGCCCAAATCATTACATCTCTCTGGATGTTTCTCTCAATCATCAGAGCGATGATATCCTTTCCAGTTAAATAGGATTGATAAATTTCCTGCTGCCAAACCAATCCAACTCCATCAGTATATCCGCATTTTACCAATGCAGTTGGATGATTGAATCCAAAATCCAATCCATAAGCAACCTCCTGCATCTCTGGGAATACCGGGATCTTTCTGTGATGAGGATAAATTTTCTCCAGTTTGATGGCTCGTTTTCCCAGGCCATATACTTGCCAATACTCTGGATCTGATTCCTCCAGGGCCTCAATCTCTCTGATTGAATCCTCATCCAGGAACGGATTATCCAAATAAGTTGAGGGAATGATGAGAGATTCTGGCCTCTCATAAACTCTGGTATAAAGCCAATGATCATCATCCGGAGGATTGAAATCCAGAAACAGCTGATTTTTCCTGCCATCCAGAGAGGGATTTGTGAGCCTGAGGTTGAATTGTACAAAATCATTATAAAAAAACTCATCAGCCTCATTCATCCAAACATAATTATGCCTCCGGCCTTTGATCTTTGTACTCTGATCAACTGAGTTGAAATAATAAATGTTTGAATTCAGGAAATAAATTCCCACCGTTTTGTTGTGTTTATCCTCCTCATAAATATCATACAGTTTGAGGAAATCAACAAAATCCTTTTCTGCGGAGGCCTTGAGAGCTGGCCTGGTTTTCCTGGATACTGTGAAAATTTTGTTCTGCTCCTCCAGGCCCTTGAGGATAAAATGCTGGCAGAGTGAGAATGTTTTTGTACTCCTGGCAGATCCCTCCAATATAATAAACCGATTTTTTTGAGCCTTGATGAGCTTGTTTAAAATCGGAGATCCTTTGAGATGGAGTTTGTGCTTTTCAATGGCCATCCTATTTCTTTGCTCTGGCTTTTTTCTTTGCTCTGGCTTTTGGCTCAATGATCTCAACCACAACTCCAGTAATTACTTTATCATTGCTCCGGAGATCAACCTTTATCTGATCCGCAATTCCCAGGGCATCTCTCTGCATTTGTACTCCTGCCTGCAGCATGAGCCTGGCCTCATAAACCGGGATCTCAGATTTTTTCAATTTATCCTTTGTGATCAATTTAAACCTGGCCATTCCCAGATCAATCAGCTCCTGAGCCAGGGCCAGATGAGCCCGGTTTGCATCCCTTGCAACTGCTTTCATATCATCCAGCAGCTCAACCTCTCTCTCCTGATCCCAGACTGAACAGCGATCAACCCAAAAGAATTTACTGCTCCATCGCTCCAGAACTTCTTTGCTTTTTTTTAGCTGATCCGCTGCTTTCTGCAGGGATCTGGCAGCTCCCATGGAGAGATAAACTGTAAATGCTTCATAAGCCTTTACAGATTCCTCTGGCAGTTTGTTGTAGTCTTTATTCATTGGATGGCAATTTACCACTTATTTGAGTTGGTAATGGAGAATGAACCAAAGAGCATGGAGGCCTGGTTGTAAATGTTCTCCCATCTTTCTGATAAGTGAACACAATCCAACCTCCTGCCTTTGTTCCAATCCTTACAACTCCGCAATGTTTGCAGATTGCCCTGGATGCCATCGCTGGAGTATTTACTGCAGCAGCAGCCCATGAATGCCTCATGATTTTGATTTTTTCTTTGCTGCTTTGCGATCCTTCAACCATTGCGCTGGATCGGTTCTCCGGAGTACTTCAATTTTCCCTTTGCGCTCAGGATCTCTCATATCCAGGATCCGGTTGATGGCAATGTTTCTGCCTTGCCTTGTAGCACAATCAGAGGTATCAATTGAATTCTTTGGATCGTTTACCGGGCGCAAAGAATAATAAAACCTCTGGGAACATTTCTCTCCGGTTTTCCAGGAGAACAGATAATGAGTTGCTTTCATTGTTTTTGGTTTTTTATACTATGAATTAAAAAATCTGGTTTCAGCTCAGGCCATTTCATTGGGATCCATGTTTTCCCTTTCAGATGCTCTGGCATCGTTTCCTTTTCAATTGGATTTCCTGATTCATCGATGTAAAATATTTTCTGAAAAACCATTCCATCCATCTCAGCGATCACTTTTTTTAGTGATTCGTTGGAATGCCTTATGAACTTTTTTGCTGCAGCTCGTTTCTGGAATTGGATCCATTTACTCTGGAGGGTTCTGCTCATGGCTTTCGTTTCTTAAATACTGGAGGGATTCCAGGAAATGCTCGATCAATAACCAGATACCAGGTTCCTGATGGATCTCTCCGGAATGCCTCATGAGATCGTTTATACTTATCGAGCTGCTGGAGCCATCTCCATTTTTTCAATACTTTCCTGCTGATCATTGGAGAACAGTTGCTGGAATGGTATCTGTATAATTAGATCCTCCAATATTGGATCCCTCTTTTACGATGGAAACAATGGAGGAATCTGCAGCCAGGTAATCAATGGAGATGAGATATCCGGAGTACAAAGGCAGGGCCAGGCCTCCATCCCAAACAAATCCTGGAATCGGATCTCCATGCAGATTCATCTCAGGGCTCCAAACTTTGATCTGGTAAGCAGCTGTATCTGCTCCCTGAGGTACAATAAACCAGAGCCCGGTTTGGATCAGCTCTCTGGGAATTGGAACCTCAACTCTCCTGGTTGGGCAATATTCCTCCTTTTTACAGCTGCTCAATATTGATACAAGGATGATAAGAGCAGCGATTGATTTGAATAGGTTTTTCATTTTTGATTTTTATTTTTAAATGATTGAATGCCATCATCATTGCAGTAAATGCCATATTCATTCTCCCTCCGCTTTTATGTACTTGAGTTTTGTACGAATGTTTCGAATAAAGTAATCCATGAGCGCTGCAGGAGGTTGCTCCATCCATCTCCTCCAATCAGTATCCAGGGAATTGGATCCTGTTTGAAAATAATGATAGGTTGATCCGGATTTAAACAGAACCTCAATCCGCTCCGGGCCATCCGCTGGATTAATCTTTCTGGCTTTTATTATGTTTTGATTGAGCGGAAATAATTTCCAATCATTCTCTCCGGATCCAAATTCAAGCTCATCAGGAACCGGAGCCAGATCCAGGCTCTGCTGAATTCCATTGTATTTCTTATCCAGGGTTGAGTTTAAAATATCGAAATCTCTCTCGATTTTCTTTGCATCCTGGAGATTGTTTGGAGATCGATCAGCAAAGTAATTTTTTTGCGCTTGCCTTAGTACTTTTGAACAGAGGATCAGATCTCTGAGATCCTGCTGCATTTCGGAATTTGTTTTCATTACAGGGGTTTAGTTTAATAAATTAATGAAGCAGAGG